CTGGCGCGCCGTTTACGCGCGGCGGCGTGCTGTATCCGCAGGGCTACGGCACGGGCGAGATGCTGATGCGTCGGCCAGGCGACCCTGGCACGTTTGGCTACCAGCCGCCCAGCGGGCCAGGGTTGTCTGGTGGCATGGGCATGGTGGGCTACGGCATCAACATGGGTATGCAGACGCTGACCCAGATGCAGGCGTTTGCCAACGAGCAGGCGCTGGAGGCCAAGCAGGCCATGGACGAGCTGGTTGCACAGGGCCAGCAGTTCGGCCAGACCATCGGTGACGCGTTCTTCCGCGTGGCCGAGGGCACGATGACCGCCAAGCAGGCTATGGCCGAGCTGGTGCGGCAGTTCGCGCAGATGGCTGCACAGTCCGCGTTCCGAAACATCGGCGGGGACCTGTTCGGCCGCTTCGCACCGACGCAGACGCAGACCACGGCCAACAACCTGCCGTCCGGGCAGATGGTACCGTAACGTATGGCTTTCCACGACGTATCCCTGCCTGACGACTTCGAGTATCAGGGCATCAGCGGCGCAGGCTTCTCGACCATCGTGCAGGAGACGGCCAGCGGCCACGAGTTCCGCGTCGCGCGCCAAGCGCAGGGCCGCCACCGTTTCCGGCTGCGCAAGGCGCTGCAGACCTCGAGCGAGGCCGCTGCCATCAAGGCGTTCGGCCTGGGCCGGCGCGGCAGCCTGCACAGCTTCCGGCTCAAGGACTGGGCCGACTACACGACGGCCAGCGACGGCGTGAGCGCACACAGCGGCACCGATGTCATCATCGGCACCGGCGACGGCACCGAGAACACGTTCCAGCTCATCAAGGTCTACGACGCGGCCGGCGACGCACCCTACCAGCGCACCATCACGCTGCCGGTCAGCGGCACCGTGGTCGTGACGCTGGACAACGCGGCGACCACGGCCTTCACGCTGTCGGCCGATGGCCAGGTCGTGATGAACAGCGCGCCCACGAGCGGCGTCGTCGTGCGCGCTGGCTGCGAGTTTGACGTGCCTGTGCGCTTCGCCAGCGAGGTGGATCAGTTCATGCAGCTGCAGGCCACGGGCTACGAGATCTGGGACATCCCGACGCTGGACTGCATCGAGGTGCTGTCGGAGGTCGAGCAGCCCGAGCGGTGGTTTGCCGGCGGCGCGACCGATCACGGCGCGGTCAGCACGACGCAGGTGCTGGCGCTGAACGGCGGGATGCTGCAGAGCTACGCGCCAAGCACAGCGATCAACGTCTACCTGCCGCCTGTGGCGCGCATCCCCGGCGGCGGCCAGATCTTCGTGATCCGCAACCAGACCGGCTCTGCAGGTAGCCTGCAGCTGGTGGACGAGGGCGGCAGCAACGTCGGCAGCGCGATCAGCGCCGGCACGACCAAGACCGTGGCGCTTGCTCGAGGCAGCACCACGGCCACCTGGATCGTCTACTGATGCCACGCACCGCGCTGGATGAAATGTGGGGCGGCTACATCGTGGCCAGCAACGTGGACCAGCTCGTGCCGTTGCCGTCTGGCGTGCCAGGTGCCGCGCGTCTGATCGGAGCCACCAACACCAGCGTGGTGCTGCAGGACGCGCGGCTGCTGCCAGTGGGCGGCCCGGTCTACACCGTTTGGAACAACCAGGCGTCGCTGCAGTGTGCGGTCAAGGACAAGGCCGGCACGCAGCTGACGCTGCTGAACCCTGACGCCGTGGCGGTCTGCTACCTGGTAGACAACAGCACCGAGGCCGGCACCTGGATCGTCGAGAACAAGCAGGGCAGCGTGAGCTCGGCCCAGACGATCACCGTGGACGAGTTCACTATTGAGTTCGGGCCAGGCATCAACCTGGGCGTCAACCTGCGGACGATGTGCAACCAGCTCGGCTACACGGGGAGCAACCCAGCGCGCGTCAACGTGTTCGTGGGGCCGCAGGGCAGCGCGACGGTCGGAGCTGTGGGCGGACTGGCTGCTGGCGGGCCAGCTATGGACACGGGCCTATTCCCAGCGGGTAGCGTGATCATGCTGACGGTGCTGGACAACGGCTACATCAGCGGAATGGGCGGCCAAGGTGGCGACGGTGCAGCCATCACAGGCGGCACGCCGTCCCTCCCAACGCGCGGCAGCATTGTGCAGGCGGGCGATGGGCAAGACGGCCTGCACGTCCAGACCGATACGATCCTGTACAACTACGGTCGCATTCAGGGCGGCGGTGGTGGTGGCAGTGGCAGCGGCGGCAGTGGCAGCCAGTCAGGCCACGGCGGCGGCGGCGGCGCTGGCTATTTCCGGTCTTTCGGTGGTGCGCGCGGCAACGTGCCAGCGGGTCAAGGATTCTCGCGCGGCAACAACGGCCTGCGCGGGTTGCTGAACAGCCCAGGGCTGGGCGGCGGCGTCAACACTGGCGGGACCATCTACGGCGGGACAGGTGGCGAACCAGGCCAAGCTGGAGGTGACAGCCACGACAGTGCTGGCGGGTTTGGGCAGCCTGGGTTTGCGATCAAGGTGGCGGCCGGCGTCACGCTGACCAAGGTCGTGGCCGGCAACATCGACGGCAGCGAGGGCACACTGTGACGACGCGACCGGGACGCATGGCCGAGGATCTGCTGCGCTACAACCGCAGCAAGCAGCTGGCCCACTGCCTGCGCGTCGTGGCCAAGGACGGCAGCGAGCTCCTGTTCACGGATCACGACCGCAAGCTGACCGTCGAGAACAAGGCATACCTGCCCATCGTGCTAGGCAGCCTGAGCGCGGACAGGCGCGAGGGCGGGCTGCGCTCGGGTGATCAGGACGTGCGCGGCGTCATCGACGGCACGACCATCACGCTGCCACAGCTTCGCACGCAGAAGTATCGCGGCGCGACGGTCTACATTCTGGTCGTGGACTGGGCGCGGCCGGCCATCGTCTACAGCCGGCACCGGCGCATCATCACGCGCATCGTGTTCGACGGGTCCAACTTCGTCGGGACGATGGAGAGCGTCACGCAGAAGCTGCGCAGGCCCACGGGCGGGCGGTTCGGCGGCTACTTCTCGCAGACGTGTCAATACGAGCTCGGCGGCGACTTCTGCAAGGCCAGCATCAGCGCCGAAACGGTGACGGCCGCAGAGGTGGACAGCGTGCCGGATGAATACATGACCGTGCGCTTTACGACGGCGAGCTTTGCGCCGCCGGCTGCTGCGCAGGTCGATGACTACTACCGCGACGGCAGCCTTGTGTGGACGAGCGGCGACAACGTGGGCCAGGTCAGCCCCATCGTCGGGTTCACCTACAGCACGCGCGAATGCCGGCTGCTGGTGCCCACGCTCAAGCCCATGCAGGTGGGCGACGCGGCCACGGTCAAGCCAGGGTGCAATGGGCTGTTTGATACCTGCAAGGACAAGTTCAGCAACCAGGCCAACTTTGGCGGCAGCGATCTGGAGCCTACTGCCAGCACAATTCGGGAGCCCGTCATCGAATGATAGCGTGGCACGATTTCGCCGAAGCCGCGCGGCAGCTCGTTGGCTGCACCGTGCGACACGCCGGCCGCCAGCCCGAGACGGGCTTAGATTGTGTCGGCGTGCCCTACGCCGCCGCGCGCGCGGCCGGCCTCGAGCTCAAGAGCACGCCGATGTATGGCTGCCAGCCGACTGAGGAAGCCCTCATCGCGGGTCTGTCGCTGTTCTGCACCGAGGCCGACAACCCGGCCACGGCGCACATTTGGCAGGTGCCGTTCCTAGGCGGCGCGCGGCACGTCGTGGTGCCGCTCGAGGACGTAGAAAACGGGACGCTGTGCGTTCACGCCTGGTCGCGCCGCAACCGCGTGCTGCAGACCGTGTGGCGTCGTGAGTCTGTGCGCGGCTGGCACATCAAGGGGGTGGCATGGCGTCAGGCATAGCAGCAGCAGCAGCGGCTGGTGGTGCGTTCACGGTGCCCTACGTGGGCTGGGCTGTGGGTCTGGCTGCTGCCTACATCGACACGACCATCATCTACCCGAAGCTTGCAGGCAGCCCGGACGAGGCACGCCTGCCGCAGCTGGCCAGTCTGCCTAGCAGCGAGCAGGGGCCGGGCGCGCCGCGCACGTTTGCCATCGGCGCGCGCATGCGTGTGCCGGCGCACGTCATGTATCAGAGCAGCAAGGCGCGCGAATCAGGCAGCGGCAGCGGCACCAAGGGCGGCACCGGCGTCACCCTGCGCCGTGTGTTTGTCAACGCGCTGCTGCACCTGAACGACCGACCGACCACGGAGCTGCTGCAGCTCATCGGCAACGGCCAGCTGCTGCTGTTCAACGACCGCAACCTGATCGGCGTGACCAGCGAGAACCTGACGGCCACGGTGACCGGCGGCTACGTCAGCATCAACTTGGTAGACGAGTTCGACCCCGACTTCCGCGACACGTTCAAGGTGGGCGACCTGATCATCCCGCGCGACTTCGTGCGCAACAGCGGGCCGACGACGTGGAACGGCACCTACTACGAGGTCACGGGCGTCATCGGCGCGACGCCGACGCAGGGCAGCAGCATGTCCGTGATCCCCATCGACGGGCAAAGCATCAGCGGTTTGAGCTACGGCGGCGGCACGCCGTTCAGCCCGGCCAGCGTGCGCCGTGTGGATGATGCGATTGGCGGCGCGCAGCTGACGTTCGAGCGCGGATACACTACCCCCGGCACACTGCCAGGTGCTCTGCATTTGGTCACCAACCCAGGGCGCGTAGATCCGGGCAACATCTTTGCGCCTGGCGACATCGTCACCGTGCGCAACATGGACATCGTCGCGGCCGGCGGCAGCAGCAACGTCAACGTGACGTTCACCGTGCGCACCACGTCGGGCAACACGATGGTGCTGGAAAGCGACAGCACGAACACGGCCTTGCTGTCGGGCATCCCTGGGCAGACGACGGTCGCAGCAGTCAGCGGCAAGGAGCTGATCATCGACTTTGCTGCGCAGCAGAACTTCAGCACCGGCGTGTTCCCGCCCGACTTCAACTCGACCACCTACTACAACCAAGGCGACGAGTCGCAGACCCAGCCGACCGTGTTGCTGCAGGATTTCGGCAGCGGCAACACCAGCAACTACCGAGGCATGGCATCGCAGGGCCTGCAGGACTGCTACGTCAGCGCGTTCGGTGACCAGCTGCCCACCAACCTTGAGGCCATCCTTGACATCGATGAGGGCATGAGCTGGCCGCAGGCGCTCGAGGCCATCATGCAGCGCGGCGACCTGCTCAACACCGAGATCGACGCGCGCGACGTAGAGCAGAAGCCGTTCCGTGGCGCGTTCGTGCGCGGCGTCGTGCCGGTGGCGCAGCAGCTGCAGCCGCTGCTGGTCGCCGGCCAGATCCTGACGCAAGACCGCGACGGCACCGTGTCCTTGTTTGACACGGACAACGCCGACAGCGTGCAGCTTGAAAACGGCAGCGCGTTCACCGACCTGGGCACCCGCATCGGCGGTCAGCAGTCTGCCATCGACAAGGTGCAGATGGAGGACAAGCCCGAGGCCGACATGCCCACCAGCATCGGCGTGCGCTTCCAAGACCCTGACGCCGCGTTTAGCCAGGGCTACGAGCATTTCGGACTGCGCAACCCGGAGGGCGTAGACCATGTGAACGAGCAGGTCGTGGACCTGTCCAGCATGGTGCTGACCCGCCGCGAGGCGCGCAACCTGACGACGACGCTGATGCGCCGGGCTTGGGTCAACCGCCGCACGTATCGGTTCACGCTGCCGGCGGCATACATCCACCTGCTCGAGAACGACCTCGTGACGTGGACCGACGACGAGGGCGAGAACATCGTCGCGCGCATCATCCAGCGCGACATCGGTGCCAACTACATGGTCAACGTGACGGCCGTGTCCGAGATGACGCAGCTGGCGGTGGCCGGTAGCCCGGTGCAGAGCTCGAGCGCCATCGTGCCGCAATCGGTAGGTGTCACGGCTTCGCTGCTGACGGTGCCGATCGACGCGCCAGGCGTGACCAACGCGCAAGTGAACACGCCGAGCGTTTTGCTGGCGGTGGCGGATCAGGGCAACAGCCTGCAATCGGCTACCGTCTGGGAATCCAAGGACGGCAACAGCTACACGCCGCAAGGCTCGGTAAGCAGCTCGGCGGCGGTGGCCGGCCTAGCGGGCACGCTGTCGTCACAAGACCCGAGCGAGACCTACGGCACGACCACGGTGACGCTGCGCAGCCAGACGGTCGATGTGTTCTGGGTCAACCAAGGCACCGACACCGTAGAAGCCTGCACGCAAGCGCAGGCCGAGGCCGGCAAGAACTGGGTGGCGCTGGTCAAAGACGGCGACCCAAGCGACGTGGAGATCGCGGCGTTCACAACGGTCACCGCCAACGCAGACGGCAGCTACACGCTGGGCGGTTGGCTGCGCGGCCTGCGTGGCACCAGCAGCGGCGCGCGCGACCAGACCTACATCTTGGTCATGCTGACGCAGAGCAACGGCGGTCTGTTCTACAAGGAGTTTGGCGGGCCCACGCCGAGCTCGCTGGATTACCGCGTCGTGCCGGCCGGCGGCGACCTCACGACAACCACGACCACTAGCTTCTCCTCGCCGACGTTCCGCAACGTGCTGCCGTTGCCGGTGCGCGAGGTCACCAAGAGCTACAACGCTACGGCGCAGACCACGCGATTCTTGGTCGAGGACAACAGCGTGCCGACGCACTGGCAGCGCGCGGTGCTGCCGTTGGGCACGCAGCCTCCGCACACGCTGGACGAGCCTTTCGAGGCTTACCGCATCAAGTTCTACAGCAGCGTGGGGTTTGATGTCTTGGTAGACGAAGTGGTCATCGACAGCCGCAATACGGGCACGCCGACGCTGCGCGACCGCTACTTCGACTGGCCAGACGCGCGCGCGACGTATGCCGGCTACACGCCTGGTGCCAGCCCGACCTACAACATCGGCGTCGTGCATATCGGACAGCACGGCGAAGGCCCGGAGGCGCAGTTCACAGTCTGATGGTCAACTACACCAAACAAGACAAGGTAGCGCTGCTGCGCGACTTCCTGAACGTCGTCGGCACGGAAACCGAGGGCGTGGAGGTCCGCATCACGCAGGACGCCGACAACGGCATGCGGTTCTACGCCGACGCCGACGTGTTGCTCGAGGTCCGCAACGGCACGGGGTCGCAGATCGACAAGGGCACGCCGGTCTACGTCAGCGGCACGCACACAAGCGGCAAGGCCAACGTGACGGCGGCGCAGGCCGACAGCAGCTCGACCATGCCAGCCATCGGGTTGCTGTCCGACGACCTAGCCGCAGGTGCCGAGGGCTACGCCGTCGCGGCGGGCATTCTGCGCAACCTGGACACCGACACGCCAGCCTGGGAAGCAGGCACCGCGCTCTACGTTAGCCCGACCACGGCCGGCGAACTCACCAGCACAAGGCCCACGGCTAACGATCACCTTGTGCAAAAGGTCGCGCTGGTTTCGCGCCGTCACCAGACCGCTGGCAGCGTCATTGTCATGGGTGCGGGTCGCACCAACGACATCCCCAACGACATCCTGAACGACAGCGTGCTGCTCGAGCACGTTACCAACACCGGCAGCGTCACCGAGGTGACGTTGCAGCACGGTGGTGAGCAGCTTGGCGAGGACAGGGTGGGCATCCCGCTCGACCGCACATGCCAGACCGATAGCGCCGTGGTAACTTGGCGCGCGGCCACGGCTCCTGCTGGCACCTGGACACTGACACTCAAGAAAAAGGCGGCGGGGAGCCGCTCTTACACGACCGCCGCAACCATGACTGTGCAAGTTAACAATGGCTAACACCTGGACCGACTACGGCATCAACCGGATGCTCGACATCACCTTCCGCAGCGCGACCGGCCCCACGGCCTGTAGCGTGCGTCTTCTGACCAACCTGACCGGGGCGGACGTAGACGCGGAGGACTTCGCCG